GTGGGGGGTGGCAGCTTGACGGTGGCGCGGGCGACGATGCCGGGGAAGACGACCTCGCGGAACTGGCGGACGCGGGCGTCGCCGGGGCAGGCGGTGCCGGAGACGGCCCAGGCGGCGTGGAGCCGGTGGTAGCCGTAGCCGGGGTCGTCGTGGGTGCGGCAGATTCGCAGCGGGATGCCGTGGCGCTGGTGCAGCCAGACGCCGAGGCGGATGAGCATCTCGACCTGCTCGTCGGTCCAGGGGTCGCTGCCCGAGGTGTTGCTGGCGGTCTCGATGCTGACGGCGCCGGTGCCGTCGGGGCGCCGGTTTGCTGCGGCGTTCGCGTCGGCGCGGGTCTCGGTGCCGATGAACTGGCCTAGGTCACCGGCGTAGCCGAGACCGAAGTGGCTCTCGAGGTTGGTCGAGTCGCGCCAGTACTCGTAGGTCCGCTTCGCGGTCCAGGGGGCGATGATGCTGTGGATGATGAACTGGGTGGGCCGGATCGCGGGCTGCGTGTCCGACTCGGGCTGCAGCTCGTACTTGGTGGCGAACGGGCACCAGGCCATGGGGGCCTCCAGGCGTGTACGGGTGGGTGCGGCTCAGCCCACGGCGGGTGCGGAGTCGATGGTGACGGCGGAGGCGGGCACCCAGTAGCCGGTGAGCCCGCCTGCGGTGATCTGGAACATCGCCCGGCCATTGACGACGGCGCGGCGGTCGGCCGGGGCGTTCGACGGCGAAGGGAAGGCGACGATCTTCACGCCGGTTTCGGTGCCGTCGTCGGCGACCCGGTAGGCGGCGACCGGGGTGTTGCCGCCGGGGAACGTGACAGTCCTGGCCGGCCGGTAGAGCGTGGTCAGGTGGATGCCGCGCAGGTAGGCCCGGGACCAGGATTCGCCGATCCACCAGCCGGTGTAGGCGCCAGCGGAGATCCGGCAGTAGACGCCGCGGCCCTGGATCCGGCGCCGCATGGACGCAGGCGCGGCCGTGTCCTGCACGAAGGTGACCGTCTTGCGCTCCAGTTCGACGTCCCCTGTGCTCGCCGTCCAGGCCCCGGACGCCGCGGTGTCGAACCGGTACAGCACGTGGCTGCCCGACTCGAACGCCACCGTGCCGGAGACTCCGGGCGCCGGGTAGTCGTCGACGAGCCGGTCGGTCATGTCGGCGAAGTCGGGGCTGCCGGTCTGCCAGTGCAGCTGCCTGAGCAGGTTGATGTGGTGCTGGTGATACGTCGGCGCCGGCACGCGGTGGGCCTGGCAGTAGAAGGAGTGCCAGCGGGTGTTCCGCAGCAGCGGGAAGTACCTGGCGATCGTGGTGACGCAGGCGTCGTACAGGTCGGCGGCGGGCTGGCTGCCGGTGAGGGTGGCGTAGTCGTACAGCCCGAACATCGCGAAGATCATGCCGTTGTACGTGTAGTCCCCGCTGCCCGGCGTCGGGCCCGGGTACTCCTGGATCCACAGGTAGCCAGCGGAGTCGACGTTCACGGCCCAGGGTGTTCCGTCGTCGAGCGCCTGCAGCGACGCGAACGTGGCGTCGGCCGCGGCCAGGTACCGGTCCCGGTCCGCTGCCGGTATGGCGTCGACCTGTGCGAGCTGCACGAACAGGCTGAGCGCCTCGCCCTGCGCCATGCCCGAGTACCAGGGCGCCTCGTAGTCAACGCCCGGGTGCGAGGGGTTGGCGTAGTCGAACGGGTAGCGGTACCACCAGGCGCCGCGGGCCTCGACGTGCTGCCCGATGAGCCGGTCCGCCTGCGCGCGGGCCCGCGTCAGGAACACGTCGCGGCGGGCCGGGTCGGGCTCGGTGCGGTAGCTGGCCAGACACCCGAGCCCGAACTGCGCTTGGCCGACCGGGTGGTCGTAACCGGTGGTGGCGCCGTCGGGGTAGTACAGGTACACGCCGTTGGCGTCCAGGTGGTACGTGCCGGTGGTGAGGGAGGCGTTCTCCCAGCGCACGGGCCTGTCCCGCCATGGGCGCATCGCGTCGGGCAGGTCGACGAGCCGGTAGCCGGCGCGGTTCATGCAGTCTCCGGACATGGGTGATGGCCCCGGCGCGCGGGGCTGGCGGTGAGGAGAGCGTCAGGCTGTGGGATTGGTGATGCGGATGCCGTCTAGCCAGACGCTGCTGACGGCGCCTCCCGCCTCGGTGGGCACGGACACGGTCATGACGCCGGTGGCGGGGATCGTGATGCGGGTGCCGTGGTGGCTGGAGTTGTAGGTGACGAATCCGCGGGTGTTCGCCGGCCGGTAGCTCGCGCTGAACGTGAACACCGTGGTGGTGGTCGCGGCGGCGAGGCTGGTGAGGTTGAGGCGGCCTTCGATCTCCCACACCTCGGTGCCGAACTCGTTGATCTTCCGCAGGCGCGGCGCCGGGGTGCCGGCGGTGACTCCGGCGGCAAAGCTGCCGATTGACGAGAACGCCGTCCAGTCCAGGAGGAGCTTGGATTGGACGTTCCAGGCAGCGCCGTCATAGATGGTCTTGGTGTTGGAGTCCTGAAGCCAGGCCTCCATGCCCTCCACGGGGCTGGTGAGCGCCGCGTTCCTAGCTGAGGCCGAGGCGAAGCGCAGGTTGGAGCGTTCGACGATCGCGTTGGCGATGTTCTTGGCCAGGGTCTCGGCGTTCGGGGCGTCGGTGAGGGCGGCGATGGAGACGCCCTGTCCGTAGTCGTCCGTGGTTGCCATCAGGCGATCCTCCTCAGCTCGAGCGTGGACTGGCCGCGGAGGACCGTGGGGGTGGCGGAACTGGCCTGCTGGGCCCACATCAGGGCGAAGGTGCCAGCGGTGGTGATGACGACCGTGCCGACGGGCCGGCAGGCGACGATGACGCCAGCCCCCTGGGCACCTACCGGGAGGGTGGATGTGCCGACGTCGGACACGACGCCCCAGCGTGGCTCCCACGCCAGGGCGGTCATCGAGGAGTCCGGGCCGCCGGGCCACCACGCGCCGGTCGTGCCGGCCGGGGCGGTCCAGCCGAGTTTCAGGTCGGCCGCCGGGTCGCCGTCGTACATCAGGAACGCGTCGAGCTTGTACGTGCCGGGCGAGACGGTGAGCGTCAGGTGCGGGTCGGCGGCCATCGTCGTGGTGGATGCGCGGGAGGTCGACACGGACTTGCGTGCCGGGACGGTCTCGCCGATGGCGACGCTGCCGGTGGAGCTGCGGCCCCAGGCGAGCCAGTCCCCGGCGCCCGACTGGGTGATGTAGATCAGGTCGCCGACGCCGGGGCTGACGTAGGTCTCCATCCGGCGGACCGGGATGCCGTCCGTGGTGGTGACGGTGCCGTCGGCGCCGACGGTGGCGACGGTCGCCATGCGCCAGTCGCCGCCGCGGATAGCCGGGGTGGCGGTGCCAGTGTTCACGGCCTGCTCGCGCACGGCGTCGACCAGGTCGAGCGCCAGGACCTCGGGCGTCACGTTCCCTCCTTCGCGCTGATCGTCTGGATCACGAAGGAGCCGCCGACGCTGAGGTCGAGGGAGAAGCCCTGCGCCTGGTGCAGCTCGGCGGTGCCGTCCGGGTACAGCACGCGCAGGACATCGCCCGGCTCCAGGGCGGGGTTGGGCAGGGCGGTGATGTCGGCGGACGCGTTGGGGGCGACGCTGGCGCGCAGGCGAAGGGTGCCGGCGGCGGTCGCGGCTCCGCTGCTGATGATGGTGGCGGAGGAGTAGAAGCCGGGCCGGCGGCCGAAAGGACCGTCCCAGTAGGTGGGGCTGGTCGGGTCGGTGTCGACCACGAGCGCGGACACCGGGGCGACGTTCGCTTCGCTGTTCTCCCCGCGGATCAGCCAGCCGTTCTTGACGCCGTCGGCAGACATGCCGCGGCTGGCCTGGATGTACGCGCCACCCTCCCCCGCTGCGATCGTCCATACCGGGGTCGTGGTGAGCGGGTCGGGCAGCTCGGCGATGACGAAGGTGCCGTCGGCGTCGGCGTAGACCTCGGCGCCGATGGCGTGGGCGATCTCGGTGACGGCCGCCCAGGGGTCGCCCTCGATGTCGAAGACCCGCGGGCCGATCGCGGCGTCGGCGGTGGTGGCGACGACGGCGGCGGCGGGGATGCTGCGCTGGATCAGGGCGGTGATGGCGCCGACCGCGGTCCCCGACGCCCGATAGGGGGCCCGGAACTTGTCGTCGGCGACCACCACCTCGAGGCTTTTCCCTGGATCGTCACCGGCCCCTCATCGACGTCGCCGTCAATGTCGTCGACCCGGAACACCCCGAGCGGCACCAGCTCGCGTTCGCCGTTGCCGTAGTCGACGCCGCGGGAGATCCGCAGCTGCGCACCGTAGACGGACAGGTTGTCCGCTGCGGTGCGCGGGATGAGGTCGAGGTCGGCGAGGGTGACGGAGCAGGTGCGGCGGGTGGCGTTGCCGCGGTCCACGGAGACGCTGCCGCCGGTGTGCGGCAGCGTCTCCACCCGGCCGTCCGTGCGGAACAGGACAACCTCGGTGACCGGGCTGCCGGACTCGCTGATCGCGGTCAGGAACCGGTCCGATACGGGGTACATCAGGTACTCCTCCGGTTGAACAGGACGTCCTCCCAGGAGCCGAAGGCGTTGAGGACGTCGCCCCAGGTGGCGAACTCGCTGAGGAGGTCCTGCCACGTCCTTCCGGCGGAGCCGGCCACGCCGACGGTCACCGGCATGTCGACTTCCTTCAGCGGCAGCGTCCAGGTCCGCAGCGGCTCGGTGGCGGCGCCGCCCGGGCGGGCCTCGGTGATCTGCCCGACGGCGACGTACATGTCGCTGACGCCGTAGCCGGGCGAGGCCTGCCACAGCAGGGTGGTGCCGGGGTCGAGGAGCCAGTGCAGCTGCTCACGCTCGTCGTCGGTCTGGGTGTAGACGGTCAGGTCGCCCTCGAGGCCGCCGCGGGTGTCGTAGTGGATGACGCTGTTGCGGCGGCCCTTGACCCGGTACTCGGCCTGCTGGATGGGCCGCTGCCAGTCCGGCGCGCGAGCGATCATCACGTGCACGTTGCGCTGCGGGTTGCCCGGGTCTTTCAGCCACCCGTACTGGGCGTTGCCCACGGCGAGGGTGACGGTGTCGCTGGCCCGGGTGGCGACCACGCCGCCGGAGGAGTTCTTGGTCTCGGCGTAGTAGGAGACGGGCACGCCCAGCGGGGCCTCGTAGTCCTCGATGACCAGGACGTCGGAGGCGAGGGTGTCGCCGTCGATGAGCCCGTTCACGCCGCGGACCAGGGTGCGGGTGCCGTTGCTGGCGACTCGCCACACGGTGACCGTGTCACCGGCTGTGAGCTCGCGGAAGGTCACCTTGATGTAGGCGTCGGTGTCGAACACCTCGATCTCGTCGAGCGGCAGGGACTGCCACAGCGCGGCCCGGTCCAGGCGGAGCACGGAGGAGACGGCTGTGGCGGTCAGGCTCCACTCGATCGCGGCCTGGGTGGCTCCGACGGGCGCGGTGTGCTGGGAGGAGAGGTACCACCAGTTCGGGGTGGGTACGGCGCCCGCCGCCCCGGAGGTCAGACCCAGGTCGACGTTGGTGGCGGAGTACCAGCGGATGCCGCGGGTCAGGTTCCAGCTGCCGGCCGCGACCTTGGTGCCGATCTCGGCGGTGAACTCCAACCCGGCCGCGGCCGATCCGATCGGGAACATCGCCGAGCGGATCACGCTGGTCGTGGCGGTCGCGGAGGTGACGGTCATGGCGTAGTGACTGTCGAGCCCGTCCGTGCCCCACGGGGTGAGGCGGGCGAGCGTCGCTACGCCGGACACGACGGTCCAGCCCGCGACACCGGCCTCGAAGCTGGCGTCCGCAAACGGAACCACGGAGCCCTCGCGCAGCGGGGCCGCCGGCATGATGACCGCCCCATCGATCCGCACGACCTGGGCGGCCGTGCCAGCGGTGATGCCCGCGGCGAGGCGGACGTAGGCAGCGTTCGACGGCGCGACCTTCGACACTTTCTGCCGGTAGTAGCCGGTGCCCGGCGCCGCCAGGTTCGCCCGCTCGGTGGTGATCAGTGCCGATGCGGCGGTGTAGAACCGCAGCTCCACCCACGTGGTCGACCCGGCCGTCGGCGGGTTGAGGTAGGCGTATCCGATGTACTCCTGGCCGGGCGTGGCCGGAGACAGTGCGGTGGTGCGGACCGAGGCGTCCCCGCCCGCCGTCACGGTCATCGCCAGGACGTGCCCGCCGCCCCAGTACCAGTCGACCGGCCACGTCACCGGCGGCGTCTGGCGGGCGATGCTGCAGTTGGCGTCCACCTGCCAGGCCAGGGTCGGCGCGTCCATGCCCTCCGCGTCCGCCGACAACAGGTTGCCGGTCGTGCGCATCGGGCTGCCGAGGTACACGTTCTCGAAGTTGTGCAGCACCCCGGCGCCGCCCGGCGTCACCGACGACACGACGACCTGCACCTTGGCGGCGGTGGCCGGGGCGTAGTCGGAGACGCTGATGCGGTGCCACGACGCCGACGCCGACGACGTGGTCACCGACCACGAGATGCTGATCTCCACGTTGGCGGCTGTCAGCCAGCGCAGCCCGATCCGGTCCGGGACCGTCCCGGCGGCGTCGCAGAACGCCTGGTACTCCTGGCCTGGGGTGACCGTGTACGACCAGACGGTCCGGGCCTGCATCTCGCCGGCGGCCGACGACGACAGCCGCAGCGTGCCGTCACCGTTCCGGCCGCCCGTGCCGCGCGAGATGGTGCAGTTCAGCTTCGCCGTCCAGCCCGACAGGCTGGGGTCCATGGACTCCGTCGTCGCCGACAAGAGGTTCCCGGGGATCGCCATCTAGACCCCCTTCCGGTTCGCTCGCATCGCGGTGACCGCGGGCCGCAGCGTCGCCGCGACCCGGCCGTCGGCCACCTCTTCCAGGAAGGCATCGAACTCACGGTCCCGGACAACGAGGCGGAGCCGCTGGCCATCCAGCGACTGCGCTCCGGTGGCTGCCAAGGTGGAAATGCTCTGCCACTGCCCCGGAGTGAGGACCGCCTCCGGCTGACGCAGATGGTTCACGCCCACCTGGCCGGGGCCGAGCCACCCACCCGAGTCGTAGCCGCCGGGCCGGTTGTACGCCCGGGGCAGGCTGCCGTACTGGGCCAGCGCGTACCGCATGGAGGCGTACACGTTGGCCAGCGGGTTGGTGGAGACGCCGTAGGAGAACGGGCCGGTGCTGCGGTAGCGGCCGGCGTGCCGCCGGAACGTCGGTCCGATGACCTGCATCAGACCGACCGACGGGTGGCCCGCTTTCCAGTTGGAGTCCCAGCGGTTGACGATGTTCGGGTCGCCGCCGGACTCCTGGTTCATGCGGCGCAGGGTGATGCCGGTGTACGAGGCGGGCTGGCCGGTCAGGCCCAGGGCCTGCCGGACGACGCCCGCCCACCGCTGCACGCCCTTGCCGCCGGACCCCTTGGCGTCGGTGACGCCGGTGAGGTACGGCATGGGGTCGACCGGGCGGCCGTTGAGCCGTGCCTCCAAGTGGAGGTGCGGCCCGGTGACGTTGCCGGTGGCGCCGACCCGGCCGATCATCTGGCCCGGCGACACGGCCCCGCTGTCCCGGACCGCTTCGGACAGGTGGGCGTACAGGGACTGCAGGCCGTGCCCGTGCTGGACCAGGATGTGGTTGCCGTAGGGGCCCTTCCTGCCGACGCCGAGAATCTGCCCGGGTGCGACCGCGTGGACGGGTGTGCCGGTCCGCGCGGGGAAGTCGAGGCCGGTGTGCCGGCCTGACGACCACATGCGGCCGGCGACGCCGAACTTGGTGCCGTAGGGGACGCCGACGGGCTTGAGCCACTGGCCTCCTGCGGCAACCTCCTTGTCCTCGCTGCCCTTGATGGCGCCAAGGGCCTTGTTCAGCAGCGCGGTGGGCAGCGCCTTGACCAGCTTGCCGAATCCGCCGTCGGCGCCGGGGATGCGGGAGATCAGGTCGCGGACCGGCTTGGCCGCCAGGGAAGCGGCCTTGTACACGCCACCCAGCACCCAGTCCTTGGCGTTGTTGAGCGCCCCGCCCAGGGCCTTGATCTTGCCGCCGAACCAGTCACCGATGCCGCCGTGGGCGCCGACCGGGCCCCCGGCCGCGAACCGGCCGACCGCCTGCCGGCGGAGTGCCTCGACGACGCCGTGGCCGCCGGCGCCGCGGACCTCGCGCGCGGTCCACACGTGCTCGCCGTTCGAGAGCAGGGCAGGGATCGAGTCGGACGTAGCCGTGCCGGGGCCGCGCACCGAGCCACCGTCAGCGAACTTGTACTCCGCCAGCGGCTTGATCGGCAGCACCTTCGCCGCGCTGTTCCACAGGCCGCGGACGCCCTTGTTGTACACCACGTCCACGACCCACTTGATGGGCCCGCGCGTCAGGTTCTTGATCTTCTCCCACTGCTTGCCGATGGCGTCCTTCGCCTTGGAGAAGGAGTCCGCGACCAACCCGACAGCCGTCTTGATCGCGTTGAACGCCGGGCGCATGTACCGCTCCCACGCGGTACTGATCACCTGCCGGATGACGAGCCAGGCGAACGAGATGTCCTTCTTCAGGCCGCCGAACGCGGGAGCCAGGTAGTTCGTGATAAAGCCCTGGATCTTCTGCCAGACAGGGCGGATCACGTTCTCCCAGGCCCACTGGATGGCGGTCCTGATGGCGCTCCACACAGGCTGGATGATGTTGGAGTAGAGCCAGGTGAACACCGACGCAAAGGGCCCGCGGAGGAACGCGATGATGTCCGGCAGGATGCTGTGCCCGATGAGGATGTCGTAGAACCACTGGAAAACCTTGACGACGATCCCGATCGCACCGGAGACCACTCCGGCCAGCCAGCTGACGATGGGGCCGACTCGGTCGGCGATCCATCCGACGAAGCCCGCCAGCCATCCGATGACCGTGCCGAGGGCGCCCGCAAACGCGCCGACCAGGATGGCCGTCAGGCTCACCAGGGGAGGCAGCAGCAGCGACAGGACCCCGACCGCGAGCTTCACGACGAGGCCGACCAGCTCCGCGATGGGCGGCAGGATCGGCAGGAGAGCGACGACCAGGTCGAGCCCGGCCTGAATGAGCTGGACGAGCGGAGGCAGGAGCTGCTGCAGCACCGAGCCGGCCAGCTCGACGACGATCCCGAGGATCTCCGTGATCAGCGGGAAGATCGGACGGAACGCCTCGAAGAGGATCATCAGAACCTCGACCAGCGGCGGCAGTGCAGCCGCGAGCGCACCCGCCAGGATCGTCGCCAGCTCGGCGAAGATCGGTGTGATGCTGGCGAGGACCGGCGCGAGCTGCTGGCTCATCGAGGTGAACACCCCAGCCAGGGGTCCGAGCAGAGCCTCAAGAGCGCCGGCAATGCCTTCCAGCGCGACACCGAGAACCGGCAGAATCGGGGTCAGCGCACCCAGCACCGACTGCACCAGCTGGATGCCGATCCCGATCAGCGGCTCGATCGCCGTCATTACCGTCGACAGCGCCTGCGTGAAGACGCCCGCGAGGAGCGTTGCCACCTGCCCGATCAGTGTGACCAGCGGGGCGAGGAAGGGTTCTAGGGCTTCGAAGATGCGCGCGATCACTTCGCCCGCCAGGACCAGCGCGGGAGTCAGGGCGTGGATCACGGAGCTGAGCGGCCCTACCAGGACGCTGACGAGCTGCGTGACGATCCGGATTACCGGAGTCAGCGCCGGGGCGAGCGCGCTGACGACGTCGGCGATCAGCTTGCCGATGGGGGCCAGGAGCGGCGTGACCGCCTGCACGACCTGCAGCAGGGCGACACCGACCTGGGTGATGACCGGCAGGAGCGCCGAGATGATCGGCGTCAGTGCGGCCGTCAGCGTCGTGATGAGCTGGACCAGTGTGGGCCCCAGCGTCTGCACGATCGGCAGGAGGGCGGCGCCGAGTTGCGTGGCGAGCTGCCCCAGAACCGGGCCGATCGCCGTTGCCATCTCGGCTATCGCGGGGGCGATGGCGGCCAGGATCGGTACCAGGGCCTGGACGACCGCGCCGAGCACGGGCACGATCGCCGCGACGATCTGGGCGACCGACTGGAAGACGGTGCGCAGTTGGGCCTGGATTTCGGGCAGGCCGAGGACGCGGCGCAGCTCCGCGAAGGCCGCGGAGAGTGCGCCGATGATCGACCCGCCGGCATCGCCGGCGGCTTTGAAGATCTGGCCGATCGTGCCGAGGATGTTGCCGATCAGCTGGCCGAATTGGGTGAGCACCTGGAAGGCGGTGTCGATACCTTGCTGCAGGCCGCCGGATGCGAAGCCCTTGGCGATGCCGTCCGTGAAAGAGCTGATTGCACCGGCCATCTGGCCTGACAGGCGCTCCATCGCAGGCTGAGCCGCGACGGACAGCTGCCCGAAGGCCGTGACCATCTGGCCAGGGACCTTGGCGAACGCCGCGAAATTGCGGTTCGCGCCCTCGAAGATCTTGTCGAGCATGCCGGTCTTGGCCATCTCGGAGATCGCGCCGGCCGCGTTCTTGGCCATCGCGTTCCAGATGTCGGCCGTGCCGCCGAGCTGACGCTGCAGGATGGGGATCGTCTGCTGGCCGAGGCTCGTGATGGTGGAGTCCAGGCCCGCGAACAGGCGGTTCTGCACCGACATGCGCATCGCTGTCCACGCCGGGCCGAGGCCCCGGACGGCGTTCACGAACGACCGCGCGTTCGGCGACAGCTTGGCCATCGCCTCATCGAGCTTGGAAGTCTGCGCCGCGGCTGCGGCCTGGGCGTCCGCCAGGGCAGAAACCGCCTCGGCCACGGAACGCTCGGCGTCGGCGATCTGCCGCTGACCGTCCACGCGCGCCTTGGTGACGCCAGCCTGGGCGTCGGCGAGATCCCGCTGGGCGTCGGCGACGGCACGTGCGCCCTCCACGCCCGCGCGGTGGGCGTCCTCCTGCGCGCGCGCAAGCTGACGCTGCCGGTCCGCGACCGTGTCGGTTGCCGCGCCGATCCGCTCGCGGGCCTGCACCACCTGCTGCGAGCCGTCGACGCCGGCCTTGTTGGCCTTCTTCGTGTCGTCGGCCAGCCGCTTCGTGTCCCGCTGCTGATCTTTGAGATTCAGGGCGGCACGGTCATAGGCAAGCTGGAGCTTGGCGAGCTGCTGCGGCGTGGTTCCGGGCTTGGCCTGGGCAGCCTTCAGCTCCCGCTCCGCCTCGGCCAGGCGCAGCGTCGCTTCCCGCTCGTCGAGCTGCGACTCGGCGAGCCGCTGGTTCATGTCCTCGAGGCTGCGGATTGCCTCACGCCGGGCGTCCGTCAGTGACGCCTGTGCCTCCCGGGCGTCCCGCTGGGCGTCCCTCAGGTCTCGCTCGGCGTCCCGCACGTTGGTCTGCGCGTCGGTCTGCCGCCTCGCCGACTCCTCGACCGTGTAGGCGAGGTTCCGCTCGGCGTCGGCGAGGGCGCGCTGCGCCTCACGAACCCGTTCGGCGGCCTGCACACGCGCGTCCGCAAGGGCGCGCTGCGCGTTCGCCAGCCCGCGCTGCGCCGATTCCACGGCACGGGTCGCCGACGCCGCGGCCTTGGCGTCGGCGGTCCCGTCGGCGAACGCCGCCTTCATGGCGTCGCCCACCCCGGACAGGCCCAGCTTCAGGGCGCCCGCCGCGGTACCGGCGGTGGCCAGAGCCGGAGCCAGTACCGCAGCAGCGGCGACCACGCCCTGCAGGTTCGCGGCCACCGCGACAGCGGCCAGGCCACCGATGGTCTTGAGGCTGGTGCCGAACGCCTTGGAGAAGCCGGCCCCGGCCGACTTGCCCGCGCTCGACCCGCGGGCAGAGGCCTGCCGGGACCAGTCGCCCTCGAACTCGGGCCGGATGCTGACATATCCGCGTCCGACGAGCACACCAGCAGCAGCCACCGCGCACCCCCTACTGACGTGAGGCGCCCCCGAATACGGCGGCCAGCTGCGCCGCCCCGGAGCCGTGACGGCCCCCGAAGCGGATGACGTTGGACTTCTTGTGCCGCGGCTCGATCCCGGGGCGTTCGATCGGCTCCGGCGGCTTCAGCCGGTTCCGCTTCTTCGGATCGGTGTTGACCAGCAGCGTCAGGTGCGTCAGCTCGCGCACCGAGTCGGCGATCGTCGCCTGTAGCTGCTGATCCAGCGACCAGCTGTTGTCGGGATTCAGCGCCCGCGCCGTGGCCGAGCCGGGCGGGAGGTAGCGGAGGAAGACGCGCAGCTCACGCCACGACATCTCCCCCCGATACAGCTCCAGCAGTGACCGGCCCGGCCAGTAGTGGGCCACATCCCACTCGACGGCCTCCCCGTGCTCCTCTAGGAGACGGCGGAGGCCGGAGATTCCCCCGGCTCCAGCCCGGAGCGCCGCTGCCACTCCTCGGCGATCAGCTCCAGGTCACCGAAGGTGTAGCCGGCGGCGTACATCTCCTTGACCTTCGCGGCGCCGAGGACTTCCTTCATCACGCCGACGGAGTCGTTGAGGTCGCCGACCTTCTCCTGCAGCTCGAAGGGCAGGGCCTTGACGGGCGGGAGGGTGAACTCGACGCCCCACAGGTCGTAGGTCGTCGGAGAGGGGAGGGCGTCGCGGCGCTGCTTGGCGAGGGCGTCGAGGGAGACGACTTCCCGGCCGGTGGTCTTGGTGGTCATGCGGTTCTCCTTGCGGGTTGCGGGTTAGGCCCGGCAGGCGCGACCCGCATGCGCGCCTGCCGGGAGTTCGGTTACGACGTCGCCCACGCCGGGTCGTCCGACAGCCAGGTCGCGATCTCGGGGGCGCTGCTGGCGTAGGCGGACACGGTCATCTCCAGGCCCACCGCCTCGGAGCGGCCGATGGTGACGGCGCCGCGTTCGGTGACCTCGCCGCGGGGGATGATCAGCCGGTTGGTGATCGTGCCGTCCTCCCACTCCAGGCCGAACGCGAACTCCGCGCTGCCGGGAGCGGAGGGGATGGTGAGGGTGTGCACGCCGGTGTTCGTCGACAGCGACGAGCCCGGGAAATACAGCGTGATCGTGTCGGCCTTGAGCTCGATGGCCGTGAACCCGAGCGTCATGTCGACGCCGGTGAGGATCCGGCGGACCGGGGAGAGGGACTGCCAGGCGTTGATGTCCTCGACGTCCGTCGAGTACTCCAGGGACACGCCGTCGTCCGACATGTAGCCCAAGTCCTTCCAGCCCGCCGCCCAGGCGGTGGTCAGGTCGGTGGGTGCGGTCGTGCCCTTGGGGGCCATGTAGATCCGGCCGGTCAGACCAACGCGCACGTTGTCAGCGTTGAGCGCCACGATTGCCTCCAGGCATCGCGAGGACCCGCGCGGCGCTCGCCGGCGGGTGAACGGATAGGTGGGTGCGGGTTGAGCCCTACGCGGGGCGGATGCGCAGCTCCATGACGAGCACGTACCGCGGGATCGGGTCGGTCTCTGCTGAGGGCTGGTACGGCAGCCACACCAGCGACACGTCGCGAACCCGGTAGATCAGGGCTCCTGGTGTCGGCTCGCGTGACGCGGCGTAGAGCCATCCGCGTACCTGCTGGGCAAGCGTGTGGGCCTGCTTCTTCGATTGCCCCAGCAAGTCGATGTCGAGGGTGACGTCCTCGGTGACGAACGGCAGGTTCACGGCGCCTCCGCCGCGGGTGACCGCGACGATGCCCGCGTCCAGCCGGGATTCCAGATCGTCGGGCCACTCGGTGCCGACGACCGTGCCGGCGGGGAGCTTGCCGCGCAGATAGGTGGTGGCGACCTGCTCCGCGTCGGGGAACTGGACGACGGGCAGGGGGCTGCTCATCGCCGCTTACGACCCGGGCTCTCGGCCGGCGCCTGCTCGCCCGCGGTCTCCACCTCCGGGGCGGGCTGGGCGGGGGCCTCCGCCTCCACCACCGGCACTTCCCCGGCCGCAGGCTCGGTGAGCACTTCGGCAACCCGCCCGTCGCGGGAGAGGTTGCGGAACTCCTCGTCCTCGACCTCGACCTCGTCGCCGGGGAGGTGGTCCTTGTACCAGTAGGCCAATCGGATGCGGGCCATTACCTGCTCCTCAGGGAGTCGAGGGCGCGCCCGAGGACGCGCCATTTCGGGGACCAGCCGCGCTGGGGTCTGCGGACCCGGGCGGTGAAACGCCCGCTGCGGTCTCGGCGTCGTCCGCTGGCGCTCCCGCCGCCCGTGCCGAACTCGACCTGCAGAGCCCACGGGGCGGCGGCGCCGAACTCGGCCCGCCACCCGTTGGGCCGCATCGTCGCTGCCGAGTAGATCGACTGCTTGTACTCGCCGTGGCGTGCGGCGTGCGGGTTCCACGTCGGGCCGGCGTAGACGGGCGCTATCGCGCGTGCCGCGTTGGCGCCTCGCTGTGCGGCGTCCAGCAACAGCTCGTGCATCTCGTTGCTGCGGGCCAGCTCCCCGAACATGGCGGGGTTGACGGTGTAGCGGACGCGTCCACTTCCTTGGGGCATCAGTCGACCTCCTGCAGGTCTGCCTCGACGTGGTGGACGCCGCCACCGGGTGCAGGCCAGCGGGCGACCTTGCCGGTGACCTGCATGGTCGTGCCCCATGCCTCCACGCGGTCTGTCTCCCGCAGGTCGAGGTCCATGCCGCGTGGGGTGTAGAGACGCCAGCCGGTGACGGTGAGCTGTCTGTCGTCGGTGTCCTCGTTGGAGCCGCCCAGGGGCTGCACGTTCACGCCCTCGACTGTGGTTCGGGTGGCTCCCGCACCCCAGTCGTCTTTGCTGTTGCCGTATTCGTCCGCGGACGTTCCGGGCCGGACGATGGTGATGCTCTGCTGGTACAGCATCAGCGGCTCCTGAGCCGGACCGTGCCCGAGGTGCGCCTGTAGCGGGTCAGCGCCTTCTTCTCCAGCCCGCTGAGCAGCACTCCGAGGGCCTCGCCGCCGTTCGGCATCAGGTAGGTGACCGACTCGCCGCCGACCGTTTCCGACCGGACCTGAGCCGGGTTGACGATCGCTCGGTTCGCGGCCTGCAGGACGATCGCCGTGATGTCGCCGGGCACTTCTTCGTAGCCGTGGGTGTAGGTCACGGTGACGCGCGGCGCCTGGTGTGCAGCCGGCGGATGAGCCCAAGTCCATGAGCGGACCAGGATTTCCGACCCGTCCAGCCACCAGTCGGACGTCGCCGTGCCGTTGATCGACACAGCGGTCACGTCCTCGACCGGCCGCTGCGGCAGCGAGATGACGCCCCCGTAGCGGGACGGCACAGGGTCCGCGCGGCGCATCGGGAGTTCCACCGTGCTCGTCGCACGGGTGATGTCCTGCCGCAGATACGCCCGGACCACGGCGCTGGCCTGCTCGATCAACGCCTGAGCCTGGGCCTCCTGGGTCGGGGTGAAGGTCCGGCCCAGCATCGCGGCGAGGTCGGCCACCGTCGCCAAAGGGGGAAGAGCCACGGCGACCGCCTCCCCTCGTCAGCGCTTGCGTGCGTCGTCGTCGAGCTCCTGCCGGATCTTGCGGGCGTACTCCGGGTCGCTCTCCGGCGTCGGCGCTCCGGAGGTGACGCCCTTGAGGGTGTAGTTCTCGTTCGGCGTCGGATCGACCGCCGTGCCGAAGTAGCCCTGCTCCTCGGCCTCGTCGGTGACGCGCTGGATCTCCTGGGCGACTCCGTCGTCCGGGGTGTCCTGCTGTGCCTTGCTCTGCCTGCTGCTCGTGCTCTTGGACTCGGCCACGGCCGGTACCTCCCATGACAAAGCCCCGACACCCGGCTGGTATCAGGGCGGCGAGTGCGGGTTCGGTCAGGCGCCGACGGTCTTCAGGACGCCCACCGGGTAGCGGCTGGCCTCGGTCGGCCGGTCGTTGTTCAGGGTGTTCGCGACCTGCCAGCCGACCCGGAAGGTCAGGCGGATCGCGGTCATGTCCTGCTGCGGCAGGTTGTAGATGATCGCCCCGGTGTTGTCGGTGATGACCGCCTGGTCGAGCACCTTCATGGTGATGTCCTGGCGGACGCCGACGATGAACTGGTTCCAGTCGCCGGCGAAGAGGCGGACGCCGTCGACGCCGGCCCCACCGGCGACCGGGAAGAGGCCGCGCATCGGGTACATGACGGGGAACCCGTCGATGGAGTCGAGGCTGCCCGAGACGCGGCCGTCATCGAGCTTGCGGCCCTGCGTGTCACGGGCGGCCCGCAGCTTCGCCTTCGCGGAGGTGGCGGCGACGAAGCCGGTGATGTCGAAGCCGTCCTCTTCGACAGTCCCGTACAGCTTGTCGATGTCGCCGAAGAAGCCGCCCTGCGCCGTGGTCGATGTTCCCTCGTTGACGGAGTTCCCGGCCGCCGTGGCGGCAGTGAGGATGTTCGTCGGGAAGCTCGCCGGGGCGTTGGTGCCGAAGAACACGGCCGTGTCCAGGACGCGGCCGAACGCCTCGACGAGCAGCGGCATCGCGGTGTCCCAGATGTTCGCGTCGACGTCGGCGAGGACGTTGTCCGGCACCGGCATGATCGTCGCGATCTCTTCGATGTTCAGGTACTTGTTCGTCCAGTTGACCTCGGTCGTCTGCTTCAGACCGGTGTCGCCGGTGACCCAGTAGGCCATCGGCAGCGCCGACAGGACCGGGAATCGGACCTGTCCGGACTGCACCGGCACGCGCCGGAACAGCTGCAGCACCGCAGACTGCTCGGTCGCCTTTCCGAGCATCTCGGATGAGACCTCTTCGGGGATGAGCGCCTGGGCGTCGGTACGCGACGTGAGGTTGTTGTAGGCCATGGTCCGGCCCCTCCTTCAGAGATACCGGCCGGACCGTGCCGCGCCGGGGATCAGTCAGCCCCGACCGGCCGTCTGCCGGATCAGGTCGTTCATGCTGGTAGGGCGGGCGGTCTGCCGTACCCCGCCGTCGTAGTTCGGCGTCTGCCGCTGCTGCTGCGCGTTGAGCAGAGCGAGAAGCTCATCGGCGTCCGCCGCCATCTCCTCCGGTGTCGAACCCCGCAGACGCGCCGCCAGCTCGGCGGGGAGCTTCTTGTCGGCCGCGACCCGGTACCGCATCAGCTCCGTCTGGGCGTCTGCGGCAGACTTCTCGGCGGCAGCGGCCCGCTCGGCGAGCTTCTGCGCCTCGGTCTTGTCGCGGTCCTCGAACTCCTGCAGGCGCTTCTGCAGCTCGGTGAGCTGCTTCTCCGCGGCCCGCGCCTTGCGGCGCTCTTCCTGGAGCGCCTTCTTTCCCGCATCGCCCAGCCCCTCATCGGGTTGAGCACGGGATGCATCAGGCGTCTCGGGAGCCGTCGCGGTCTCCTCGCCGTCCGCCGTGGTGATTTCGTCAGCCATCGCGGCTGTCCTTCCGATCGCCCCGCCCTCGCGGCGGGGAAGCTCAGACGATGTAGCCATAGCGGCGCAGCAGCCGGAGCTGCTCTGCACGGCCGTCAGCCAAGCGGAAGATCTCCTCCGGCATCAGGCGTGGGGTGGCTGCCCGGGTGTAGCGGGCGCCCGGGGTGCGGGTGAACTCGCCGCCCGCGCGCCGTAGCCGCCGCCCGTACACCCCGCGGCGTGTCGTCCCCTCCGACGTCACGCGCAGATCCCGCCCCTCGACGTGCGCCACCCCCATGCCACGGCGCGCGTTGACGACCTGCCCTACATCGGCGCCCCGGCCGATCGCCTCCGCACCTGCCACGGTGAAGACTCGTCGCCGCTCGGCCTGAGTCATGCGCTCGACCAACTGCTGCGGGGTCGGCACCTCGCCCCAGTCGGGCTCCTTCAAGGGGACCGTCTGGCAGTCGCAGTTCGGGTGCCGCAGAAAGCCCTCGCTGTACCGGTACTGCTGGCCCGACAGGACGATGCAGCGGGAGCAGGCCGGCAGGGTCACCACCCGCGTGTAGGCCACGCACTGGCGGTCTGCGGCCATGCCGACCTGTACCGATGAGCGGGCGGTGTCGGCCACCGCCGTGGCTGTATAGCGGGCCATGTCCGCCAGCCCGCCGATCATCGCCTGCTCCGGGGGCAACCCCGCCGACAGCCGCCGCTGCACTCCGATCGCCGGCAGGTACAGCAAGGTCTCCAAGGGGCCGCCATCCGGGGCGATGCCAGCGAACGCCTCCGCGACGAGCAGGGCTTCGGGGATGGCGGTGCCGCCCTGCTCCGCCATCGCCCCGGCGACGAACGCCTGCGCGCCTTGCGCCACTGTCAGCTGGCCAGCCGCCACAGCGGCGACGATCGCCGCCCCTGCCTCGCCCTCCAGGTCCGCCTCGATCGACGCGGCCGACATGTCCTTCCAGAGCCGCTGGATCAGCTCGAGCAGCGACCTGGTGACCGCGGTGACCTGCCGGTAACGGGCCGATGCCAGGTCAGCCGCCGTCGCCATCGGTGATCACGCCCTCGCCCGGCTTGGCCCCGTACAGGCTGGCGATGTCGCCGCCGACGATCCGCTCCGCCGCCTGGTTCCGCAGTTGGGACCATTGGGCGATCTCCGTCTGCGTCGCTCCCCAGCGCTCCCACAGCGCTTCGTGCGGCACCCCGAGAGTCGACATTTTCAGCAGCGCGTCGACGAGCTCACCCTCGGTGCGGAACTCCGGGTTGTGCCAGATCGTCTCGATCCGGCTGAGGTCCCGGGTGTCGCCGGCCGCCTTCAGGTACAGACGCACAGCCTCCTCCTGGCCCTCGCCGATCGGCCGCTGCCTCTGCCGGACCTTGGAGACCAGGCCGGACTCGGTGGCCTTCAAGGTCTCGCCGTTCACGTTGCTGAGCTGGCCCAGCAGGTACTGGGCCGGCGTCCTCGTGCGGGCCGCCATGTGCTGCACATCGGCGTCCACCGCCTTCAGGTACGGCCCCAAGTCGGTCGCCGAGAACTCGCCGAACTTGACGGCCGAATCCTCCGCGACCCACAGCCGGTCCACCGCAGCCTTGAACGGCTCGATCGGCTGGCCGTCCTCGTCCTCCGGCAGCTCGTAGCCAGTCGCCCACCGCTGCCGGAACGCGGAGAACTCCTGCGCCATCATCCGGTCGATCAAGGTCTTGTTGATGCGGTCCTGGATGTCGAGAACGTCCTCGATCTCGCTGTGCGCCTCGCCCAGCAGGTCGGGCCGGTTCGGTATCTCCACCAGCGGTACCGCGCCCAGCGGGTTCGGCGCCGGCCACGGCTCGGACCTGGTCTCCCGGGGCTCCCACCGGATCGTGGCCTGCAAGCCCGGCTTCGGCTTCTCCGCCTGGAACTTGTACAGCCCGTCCGGCAGATAGAGGGTCGCCATCAGCAGCCCGGTCCAGTCATCCGTCCAGGCCTTCAGGCCCGCGGCACGTTCCCGGCGACTGCCCGGCCGGTAGGCGACGATCGCCTGCGTGGCGTCCTCGGCGGTCACCACCGGTGTCGAGGGGTCGCCCGGGTTCGGGGCGACCAGGACGAATGCCCGGCCGGTCTTGACCGCCTCGGTGATGATGAGGTCGGAGTCGGCGTCCAGGTTGTTGGCCTGCCAGATCCGCCACACCTCATCGTCGCCGGTCTCCGCGTCGCCGAGCCGGAAACCGTCGATCTGCATGCGCTCCGCGGTGGCGTCGACGATCAGGCCCACATAGTTGGAGCGGGCCTGCCGCAGCAACCGCTGGAACGCCGTCCGCGCCTTCTCCGTGACGAGCGGCAGAGGGTGGTCGCCGCAGTAGTACTGGCGCATCAGCTCCACGTACTTGCGCCGCTCCTGCAACTCCGCCCACAAGCGGTCCAGCCACCACTGCGGAGACTCGACGGGATGCTGCTGCGCCATGAGCACCCCCTCGTCAGAAGCCGGCGACCCGCCGCTTCCGCTTCTTCGTCAGGCCGGCCGCTACCGCGTCCATCGCCGCCTCATGAGCCAGAACCGAACACACAGCGAGGTCGATCTTCTGGTGGACGCTCGCCTTACGGAGCACGTAGCGGCCCGCTGGACGAGCCGCCTTCCGCGCGTTCGCCACGTGCTGGGCGGTGAACTCGCAGCCGTCGTGGCGCCACGTTGAGTCCTTCTTCGTGACGTCCGTGACCAGCCGCTGAGCCGCCTCATGCATCTGCTTGACGCGGTTGGTGTACCAGTCGACGACCCGCTTCTCCCCGTACTGGGCCGCCCAGGTGTCGGCCTCGGAGTCCCAGTAGGGCGGGTCGCAGTACATGCGGACCACGTCGAACCGGTCCATCAGCTCGTCGACCGCGGCGGCGATCTCCAGGCGCGGCGCCTGGCCACCCCAGTCCGCCGGATTCCACACCGTCGGCCGCTCATCCGGCCCATAGGTGGGGGTGAACTGGTAGCCGTCCAGCGTCTCCGCCCGGATGCCGGTCCAGTCGTCCACGTCCGACCCGTCGAAGCCAAGCACGATGCGCGTACCGTCCGGGACCTCCTCCAGCGCGAGGCGGGCCTCCCACTGGTGCGTCTCCAGCCACGCGTCAGCACCGGCGACGATCCGGTTGCCGTAAAACCGCTCCGCCTGGCCCGGGTCCTTCAGCATCAGCTCGGCGGCCTCTGCCTCGATCGCGTCCAGGTCGACATGGGTAGACCCGGAGTAGACGTGGCGGTGGATCTTCCGGCGGTCGGTCTTGTTCGTGTACTTCAGCGACGCCGGAGGCAGCCGGTGGAACCGGAAGATGTCCTTGACCTTGAGCGCGGCCTCGGCGGTCCGCTCGGCGACGCTTCCCTCCGACGGGTCCCAGGCGTTCGTGGTCTCCATCGTCCGGCCGCCCATGCCGGCCGCGCCGCGGCGCTGCGTCTCGGCGACCCGTGTCATCTTGTTCGTGACCGTCCACAGCTGCGTCTCGTCCTGCAGCACGAACGTCACTGGGTTACCCAGCCGCGACTGCGCCGACGACGTCACCACGTCGATCCGGCCGTCGTTCGGCAGGCGGATGAACTGCTCGCCGACCTTCATCAGCTCACCCAGCGGGCCGGTGCGGATCATCGCCTGTAGTGGCCGGTAGACGTTATCGGTCTGCTCCTCACTGAACGCCGTGATCTGCACCAGCGGTGTCGGCCACGGGATCGCCATCGGCTCACCCGGCTCGTACTCGTACACCCAGCCGCAGCCGCAGCCGTGATCCCGGCAGTCATACAGCTCACCGCCCTCGGCCCAGCCGTTGAAGACCGCGGGCCCCACGGCTTCGTTCGCGCAGATCGCCGCCGTCCACGGGCCCTTGCCGGTCTTCTGCGGGG